AACGTGTCCTCAGTAGTGATTATATCGTCATCATCGTCATCTAACGTGAAATCTTCTATTATCATTAACTCACTAGAGATCGTGTCTAATTCATCAATTAAACGGTCGTACTGCTTATAATTAGTCTTCTCAATCACTACCAATTTAACTATCCTACCTTCATACTCACTCATATCGAGCATATCTATCTCTTTAGAGTCATCATAGAATATCTTATGGTGTAGTCTATCACAATTCTGTATAAATGTCAAGTCTAATGTTTCAGTATCGAATAGATGGAATCCGCGAGGGTCATTAAAGTCTGCCCAGTTAATCTCATATGGTGAACCTAAGTAATAGACCTGACCATTATCAGACTTGTGATGATAGTGACCGCTCATAACCATGTCATATTTCTTTAAAAAGTCTGTAGTCCTAGACTGATACCTAGAAGTCACTCCTCTATACATCTCAAATCCAGTCAAATCAAAGTGACCAAATGCAATAGTAGATTTACTAGACTTAATAAAATCTAGTATCTCTTCTTCATTCTCATCATTAATCCAAGGGATAATATCAATAGGTAAGTCATCGAATATATGTGTTTGGGGTTTACTATATGATATGATAGGTGAATCATCATACGTATCAAACAACTCATTCACAGAGTTAACAGAAATTAAATTCTTGTAGAACGTATCGTGGTTGCCTACCACTGTATGAACAGTAATACCCATCTCTTCTAACGGAGCAATGAATCTGTTTCTCATTTCATAAAGAGTGTTGATGTTGACGTTCTTTCGATTGTCCATCAAATCACCACAATGTACAACTACTTTAATATCATTCTCTAATAGATATGGGAAGAATTGTTCCTCATAGAATTTATAAAAATAGTCAGAGAAAACACTATTATTATTCCTTGCACCAAAGTGCGTGTCAGTTATTATTGCTATCTTCATTTGTCTTTCTTATCATCATCCATGAATTTCTCAAGGGCTTTCTTCTTCTTCGCTTTTGCTTTCTTAGCAGCCTCCTTCTCATCCATGTCAATTATGAACGCCATATAGTCATTGTATATCCCTGTGTTCTCTTGATAGAAATCTTTACCAACATCTTGTTCTTGTAAGGACGCTAATGCATCGAAACCCCCATTGATAGCGAAATGCTTATACTTAACGTACTGTTGTTTCTTCTCCTTCTGTATTCGTCTTAAGAACGCGTAATATATTATCTGAGTGAAATAAGCGAATGGATTCTGAGACTTCTCTGGATTGAAGTTATGCATGTAGGCAAGACAGTTTTCAATGCCGTCTGATATCATATCATCTTTATAAGTGTAGTTAATAAAATTAGGTCGATACGATAATCTGGTTGCAATCTGTAAGAAACATTTTGCAATGTAATTCGGAATGGTAGGTTTCTTCACCTCTGCTTCCTTAGCGACATCACATAGTTCTTTATAATCTATTAGTGCTTTTAAAAAATCTTTATTGTTAATGTAGTGACTACTACTTTTTGTTGCGTCTTCAAGTTTCATTTATACTCCTAGAAAATTATTAAATACTTATTAGAAACAATTATAACACATATCATGACAAATGTCAAGAGGAAATGCAATAAAAAAAGAAATAAAATACTGAACGAACGAAGTGAGTGAAGTTGGCATCGAACGAAGTGAGATGACAATTCCTAAGATACTACTAGATGTTATTAGGGCGTAGATGTATCCAAAAAGATTATAGATATATTAATTACATTTAGTTCTAGTAACATTTCTAGTAGACTTATTTCAGTCGTTTCACTCCTCATAAACAACTCACTTCGTTCGTTGTTCTTCCCTCTCTCACTTCGTTCGTTCAGTCAGTTGGGTTAGTTATTTTTATTACTTATTTATTAATACTTTATTAGTAATTTACTACTAGCGATACTGTTTATAAGAGACAGGTAACGGATCCTGTTTGCCACTGAATGTTAATTCATTCATCTCTAATGGACTTCTCCTCACGGGTATGTCCTGACACGATTAATTTTAATTATCTATCCACTTACACGGTGGCATCAAATTACAGTCCTCAATTCAGTATGTTCTATGTCGAATAATATAGACTGCTCACTTCACTTTCGCTACTATCCTTGTTGGTATAATCAAGGCAGAAATCATTATATGTAATTATTTGGTATTATCTAGTTATTATAACTGCCTTATATGTTAAAGGCACTCCAGTACTTTTGCTTTCATAGTACTGATTCAATCTCTTGTTTGCATCAAAGATTCTTAATCGTGCTTTTCTAGCTTGTTTCTGTGTATCAGTTAAATCTTTTAAAGGTTTGTCTTTCATCATACACTCCAATTAAATAAATAGTTTGACAACATTTCGGTTGCGGTATCCCATCCCTATATGTGACCACCGATTACTCATATTATACATTATACTCATGTAAAAGTCAAGTAATTTATACAATTATTTTTTGAGAGGGTGGTAGTTCAATTGAACCAAATATCTTACTGTAGTTGTTTTTCACATCACCCTGCACTGTTACTACAATGATAACGACTTCCTTACGGAATTCGAAATCACCGTCCTCTGAGTATGGCATGAATGGAAAAAATCCAACACTCATTGTACCATCACCTTGTTTTGTAGGAGCAATACCCACTGGGTCTTTGCATATATAATGAGTGTCAGTCTCTGTCACTTGTGCAACGAATTCTTCACCATTAATCAACTTTACTAATCTTACGTTTTCAATCATCTTATTTCCACCTTATGTATTTTGTAATCAAACTGTTCACTATTATAAATCTTTATTCTTTCAAAGAAATGTTTTAGAGTAAAGTTCTTATGTTTTTTCCAATGTATATCATCAGCAATATCGTATAATGTTGCGTGGTCTTTTACATCACTCTTTCTCAATCCCCTACCAATACTTTGCAAGTTACGTATGCGACTCTTTGATGGAGAAGCAAATATGATATTGTGTAGATTCTTAATATTAATTCCAGTACTGAACGTACCATAACTTGCAATAATTATAGCATCATTTTCTTTCTCAGTAATCTCTCTCACCAACTCTCTGTCTTTAGTTTTCGTCTCACCAGATACAAAAAATATCTTTCTATTTGTATCTTTCAATTCTTCTGTTATTAACTTATGAAGAATCTTACCATGTTTAGCTACCATCTGAAACAGTACAAGAGTATTACCCTCTTGAGTTACTGCAAGATTCTTTATAAATTTATTCCTTTTCTTATTCGATATAAGGAATAGAATTTCTTCTTGATAGGTCAGATTCTTATAAGCTCTTCGTATATTCTCTTCATATTCTAGTACAACACAATGAATAGACAATGATGAAATTTTCTTTTCATCCATCAATTGTTTTGTTGTGATTACTTTATACACAGGTCCGAACAATCCCTCTAGTACAAGTCTATGTGTGGTTGTACCATCTAGAGTTCCAGTAGTTCCAAACTTGTATGGGCAGTCAACCATCTTAGTAGCTATACTAGTAAGAGACTTAGACTTAAATCCGTGGGCCTCATCACCAATCAAAACATTAAAAGATTTGAAAAACATTTTCTTCATTTTATATATACTCTGCCAAGTCGAAATTATAACTTTTTTTGTAGGATCGTTCTTATCGTGTCCAGCATATACTCGGTGACATTTATCTTCTGCACTCCATCCGTTGTGAGTAGAGTAATCAGCGAAGTCATAATACATCTGTTCAACTAATTGAGTAGTAGGAACAATGATTAATATTTGTTTATCGCTTGGGATGATTTGTTCGTACCATCTAATGAGAGTGTATATCATTAGAGACTTTCCAGACGATGTTGGTGATAGAAGTAATGCTCTATTATCTGATATTGCACGAGTCACACCATCTATTTGATAGTCGTGATGTGTGATAGGTTTGTTGTTTGAATGTGGATTTAACCACTTTACGAATTCGGCAATTTCATCTTTATCTGCTTCTATCGGATTAAATCCATTTTCATACGAAAAAGAGTAGTTACCTTGCCTTGCGAACTTCTCAACATACTTATGTAGACCAGCATATAATGCCCCAGTGTATGAGTTTAGGAGTCTTATCTTCCCATCCCATTGCTTAGTTCTGAAAGATGGCATAAATCGATGCCCAGGAACTTGGAATGTGAAAAAGTCTGAAGCTTCAGCCAATATACTTTGCTCTGCTTCAACTCTTAAAAATACATCATCAAACTTTCTAATTACTATATCACTCATATTTTATAATACACCATTTTGAAATTTCTGCCACTCAATCGCATTTCTGATATCCCAATTTCTTGATGATATCGTCTTAATAATCTTCTCAAGATACTCGATTTTCTCTTTCTCTATTACCATTTTAAATTCAATGGCTTGGTATTCCTTATCACTTTCTATATATATTTTGATTTCAGACTTTGAAATTTCATAGTCTGGCCAATTCTCATAATCCTCTGGGTCACCACGACCAATGTAATAATTATATTTTTGCATGTACGTACGCTTCTTCTCTTGCTCCAAACGTTTGAACGTCAAGATTTCACCGACAAGTAATTTCAAATACTTGTTGTGTAGAAGGGGGCTTTTTAAGGATTCTGTATCAAGGTTGTTATGATCATATTTAAGATCTTCATCAACCATTTCCATTATTTTTTCAATTTTCATTTAACACATTATAACACAATTCAAAGGGAATGTCAAGTCTTTTTTAAGTCTTTTTTAAAATTTATTAAACTCAAAGTGTGAATAGTCAAAGTCAACGTTACAAGTAATTGGTTCACCTTCACTAGATACATTAAATCCAACATCACCTATGGTGATAGGATATAAGTCAAAAAACGTTACTGACATATTATAGTTCTTATTATTTGTAAGGATGGTTAGAACACCATCAGAATACCACTCATCTAATTTAGAGGCGTATTTGTTTGGATTTTGAATAGATAGCATCCAATTATACAATTCTTTATAGTTATTAAAATCTTCGTCAACAATGAAGTCGAGAGCGAGTGGTGCAAAATTCAAGTCATCACCTGGAACGTTAAAGTTCAAATGTGGATTAGGTAATGGAACACTGCCTAATGTTATTGTAGGTAAGTCCGCATCCTGTAAGAAGTACGTCACGTTAGGTAGCTTCCGAATTTCGAATTTGAAATTGGAAGGTGTCCCTGGATTTAAGTTATTTGGTTCTTTCATATATTATATTTATACATGAAAAAAGGACTCCGAAGAGTCCTTTTATTATCATTACTTAGTACTTATTACAGATTAGCTACTGTCATTGTACGGAAGTAAGGGTTAGCACCAACACCGCCTAAAGCAAACGGATTTGCTTGTACAGCATAACGAGTCTTAAACCCGATACGTGGTTGGAAGTCATTCTCACCAATGCTCTTCATCATTTGTAATGGAACATACGGACAATAGAAGATACCAGCATCATATGCATTAGAACCTTTATATCCAACAGTGATGTAATCAGAAGCAGCATATTGGTCAACATAGACCTTATACTTACCACCAAGAACACCAGCGAATGTACCTTTAGTGAAATCAGAATTGATTGAACCAGTTCCAACACCCATACCAGCAGGCATATCAAGTCCAACTGTCATATCTAAAATAGATGCAACATTTGGAGATACAATCAACCAGTTACCCATACCACGACCAGTCTGTAGACCAATTGTGTTAGCTTCCTTGTTGATTTGCAATAACATACCTTTCACTTTCTCAGCAGCCCAACGACCATCTGAGTCAGCAGTAAAGTCATATGCACCTGCAGTCGCACCTGGTTTTGCTTGTGTGTTAATCGCTACAACAATCTCACGATTAATTTCATTCAAGATTTCAGCAGATAAGATGTTAGCTAATTCAGTCTCGGCATCTAAACCGTGAATTGCTTTTAAATCTTGTGCTAATTCAGTTGAATACTTAGCTTTCAACGCTCTAGAAACTGCAGTTACAGGAGTCTTCTCAATTGAGAATGACATCTCAGCATAGTCTGCTCCTGCCGTAGCACCCAAACCTGCTGGATGAGCTGCAGAACCTAATGTTTCTGCCACAGCAGTATCCATATCACC